TGACTACGTCATAAACACAGAGGGTTAGTCATGCTTTCTCGCAGGAACGCATGCATTGGCGCCCTGGTTGCTACCGGCGCCACCGCGGTGCTAGCGTATTACACGCAGCCGCAACACTCCACTCAGGTTGCCCGACAGCTGATGGACACGGTTGACCACGTTGACGACTTACCACGCGACGACGATCAGGTCCCTGATCACCAGTTGGACCCTACTGCTTTTCAGCGGTATATATTGGCTATCTTTAAGACCAGGTATGGCACATTGACCTATAATGCTGCCAACATGGTTCTCGCCCGCCGGGAGTTGCGGGTGATCCTCCGCGCTGAGCGGGAGGACATGAGGGCGCGTGATGTTGAATGGCACATTACGCGATTGGTGGCCCTCGTGTTCATCCCAACCACCGAGGAGGTTGAGATGTCAAGGGTCCTTGCGCGTCCAGCGCAGGGGACAAATCTCGCTACCAGATTAGCATCCCGCGTCTGGAGCTGGATTGCCCCGAACCCGGTTGCAACCCGGGTGGAGTCGCTGGTGTTGCCTCCTCAGTGAAGGGGCCCGCTGTTTGTTAATGGTTGGGTTGCTCCCATGGCCAATGTTAGCTTGTTCATCAACGAGCTTGACGAGGCCGATGGGGTTGACCGTGTTGTCTACCATTACGACGGCGTGGGCCTTCTTCGCTTGAGGAAGCTTCACCAGCTTGCACCCTGGGGTACCGGGGTGCAGTTCCGTGTGCACTGCCCAGATGTTCAAACAGCAGTGCGAGGGATCATCACACGAATCTTCTTCCACTATGAGCTACGTGGTGGTATGAAGGTTTTGGTGCGGCCGTTTAGGCCCACACGTGCTGATGTAGGTCGGATTCTTAATCGGTCTCGCGCTGCTCTCTTGCGCCACACCGGTTATGCCGCTCCGTTGACGCGGAAGCAGTTTCTCGCCCCTCTTGGTGGATCCAAGCTGGCACGATACACTGCCGCCGCTGATTCGGTTGAGGCGTCCCCCGTCGTTGCGAAGGACGCCTACCTTCAGACCTTCGTCAAGGCTGAAAAGCTTAATGTTAGCGCCAAGGCTGACCCGGACCCCAGGGTCATCCAGCCTAGGAGCCCACGGTATTGTTATGCCGTGGGGTTGTACATCAAGGGATGTGAGCATATGATCTACAAGGCCATCAACAAGGTGTTTGGCCAGGTTACCGTTATGAAGGGACTCAACGCAGACCAGCGGGGTCAGGCCTTCGCCGACGCTTGGGGTTGCTACGACCGGCCTGCTGCTGTTGGATTAGACGCAAGTCGATTCGACCAACATGTCAGTCGTGCACTCCTTGAGTTCGAGCACTCAGTTTATAACTCCATCTACCATGATGCTGAGCTCCGCAGACTCCTGCGCATGCAACTCGTTAATCGAGGGTTTGTGCGGTCGAAGGATGGGAGCGTCAAGTACACGGTTGAGGGTTCCAGGATGTCCGGTGATATGAACACGTCCTTGGGTAATGTGTTGCTGATGTGTCTCATGGTGCATGCCTACCTTGCTGGGAAGCCCTTCAATGCGTCGCTGTTGAACGACGGCGATGATTGCGTGCTGATTTGCGAGCGTGCCGATTTACCGCAGCTCGCCGACCTGCCCGACTGGTTTCACCAGTTAGGCATGATCATGCAGGTGGAGGAGCCTGTGTTCGTTCTCGAGGAGGTTGAGTTTTGCCAGTCTCATCCTATTGAAATTAGGCCAGGGGTCTGGAGGATGGTGCGCGACCCTCGGGTCGTCCTATCCAAGGACCTCTGTGTTGTCCAACCCGTCAATGATTTCGCTACGTGGACTCGTATGAGATATGCCATCAGTGAGTGTGGTCTCGCGCTCGCTGGGGATGTTCCCGTCTTTAACGAATTCTACTGTAGTCTCGGGCGTGGATGCTCCCCCTCGAAACGCGCACTAGCTCGCCTGGCGGCCCAAGGTCCCCAAACCGGAATGGAATTTCTGGCACTTGGGATGCACCGCAAGTACCAGGCGCCTACCACCACCTGCCGCATCAGCTTCGCTAAGGCTTTCGGAATCTGGCCCGACCTCCAGGTAGCATTGGAACATGAATACCGGAGGTTGACCGTTGATTGGCATGATCCAGAGTGTGTAGATCAATTGCCAACTTTTTACCAGCTGTGCTAGGTACGCACAGACTGCCTGTCGCACACCAGGCCCTGACCGAGGGGAAACGGTATTGGGTCCGATTGGCTGTGGCCCACGTTGTGAAGGTTGTAATCCAACGTCAATGAAGCGGTGAGGTAAAGTCCAACCCCGGGGGGGGTTCCTCCGCGCCCAACAGTGCTACCAAGGGAGGCAGGTAGTGGCCACATCATTGTGAGTAGCTGCTACCCACCAAGCTTGGTGGCGCTGGCACCCGCCTAGCGGGTGTGGGCAGGGGTGCTCCGGGAGCGACGTGCACTCAGCTGCTGATGGATGTCAGCAACGTGGTCGGTACCACAGTGACCAAAGCGGTGGGGCCTAACCAACCCCAGAAAGAGCTTAGCTCCGAATATTGTCCGCGCTAACCAAAATGCCAAGAGACTACACGGCTCTGCTACCCAAATAGAGTAGTCCAATCGGATGAATAGTCCCTGTTTCATCTTCCAGGTACCCAATGTCGAAGATTCCAAATAACAACAGCTCTACTCAGAGCGCCAGGAGAACCCGCCGCCCCGCCAGGGTGGACAAGGTCTCCCAAATTCCGTCTAGCACCTACAACACCGCTGCAATCCTTGAGGAAGCAAACCAGCCGTCCGTGGCTGATGAGAGAATGTTGAACTACCTTCAAATGGTTACCGATCCGATGCGGGCCATTGAGGAGGGCAACATTGTCGGCGCGCCCACATCCGTCGACTTCTCTTCGTTTTCCACCAAGTTTACCACCCGAGCGTATAATACGTTTGGTGGTGGCAGCCCCACGTCGTTGTTTGAGGTGTACGGTTCGGTGGTAGCACCGACCATCTCCCGAGGTAACCTCGGCCAGACCAGTAATGCCATAATCCAGTCCGATTTCCCAAATAAGACACCCTATTATGGTACCAACCGTGGCACAGGTCTCCTTTCTACTGTTCAACCCATTGTTGGACAGTGGAAGTCCGCGCCCCCTGGGGGTGGCGTGGGCAATGTGAAGTCCAGCGGGTTCGGAACCTCCATTCCCTTACCTAACCTCCCCGCCTGTATGTCAGCGGGGGCGGTGCCGGTGAGTATGCGTGGTTCACGGGTTAGGATCTTGGCTCGCCATTATGAGTTCAGTTTCTCAGGAAACGCGTTCAATAGCTCAGGTACAGCCTATCTCATCACTCCCAAGAACTTGCTCTCCTCTGCCCCCACCACCGGTGGCTTCTCCGGTGGGTCTCTATGTGATGTAGACCTCACCGAAGCCCTGGCCGATCCCGGTAACCAGGTAACAGCCCTACCACTTACTGCCATGAGCAATGAGGGTTTGGTGCTGTCGTTCACTCGCATACCCACCAGCGAGTATGAGTTGCTCTACGCCCAAGGTGATTATTCCAATACCTTGGGGGACGCATCTGGTGCCGTTGGACCTGACCCTTACGCTGTCGGCTATATTGAGGCCCTGTTTTATGTTAATGGCTTGATCCCCGGAGGCAACCCTATTGTCCCGGGCGCCACTACATACCCGTCTTTCAATATTTGTATCACCACAGTGTATGAGATGGTTAGCAACATCGTGGGCATCGGTTCCAACAATTTGTCCGGAAACCCGATGAAATACCTAGCGACCATTCCCCCTACAGTTAAAACCGCCGCCTATAATGACCCCCACGAGATTTCCCCAACCCGTGCCTTGCATGTCGCTGATGCCATCGTGACACACAAGGGAGAGGGCAAGGCTAGGTCTTTGCTGCAGAAGGCTGGTGATTTCATCATGGACAATGTCGTACCCATTGTTGCAAAGCTTGGTGGCGCAGCCGCGTCAAGTGCCTTAGGCGTCGGGCCTGTCCCCGGCGCCATGTTGGGAGGTGCCTCTGCCCAAATACTTGACTCCTTCCACCGCCACCCGGCTCTACCACCCCTCGAGGAGCGCCACACGTTTCGGGTCCCAATGCCTGAACCAGTGTCGACGCCACGAATCGAGGAACCTGACCTGATTCGGCAGCCTCCTGCTGCCGACTCCAAAGATGCGTTGAGGCGCTTGCCTTCCTTGGGCGCCACTCCCACAACGCAGGCGGCCACTCGCCGCCCGGTACTACGGATCCTGGTAGACCAGCCCGACTCCGATGCTAATACGTCGGAGCACGGGCGCTCTGAGTAGCCGCGTCAGCGGCAAGTAGCGTAGGAGGATCATTGAAGCCCAGCAGTTACGGATCGCCGGAAACGGCCCCACACGGATCCCAGGCCCACCTGAATTAAGTATGGTGGAATTGGAAATGGCTTGCCAGCCCGAGGGTCCTGCAACGACATCAATGTGAAACCTGCGCAACACTGTGGCATGTGTATAAACGTCGCCCGTTACCCTGCGTAAACGGCATGCGGATGGACCTATCTGATCGCTGGTGGTGATATCTGGCCTAATGGTGGCCGGGGGCATAGACACCACTTACAACACAAG